AATCCAATTAGTTATAATTGATAGGTTTTTTTGCTTCAACCTTTTTTGCAGCGCAGATTTCCATCCGTGTTTGACGGGAATATCAAGTTTTTTTGCAAGGGCTACAAAATTTTTTTCGTGAATGTTATCAGCCATTTACATTTATGCCAAAATATATTTGTTTATGATGAAAAATTTTAGCTTGACAGATCGTTTATTTTGTGTGTAATCAATCACCCAACACGAACTCGGAGAACGTCTCATGAAATCCAATAACGATATCCACGCCCTCCGCAGGGAGGTCAAAACCATGCTCGCGGCCCGCGACCTGGACATACGCGGGAACCGAGGCCCGCTTTGCTCCCGACTGACGGAGCGCATGGGGCGCAACATCAGCATCAGCACGCTCTCCATGGCCCTGAACGGGTACAGGGTGACGGAGCCGTATGGGCAGGTCCTGCATGCCTTGCGGGAACTGCTTGATGGTGAAGATATACACCATCCAAACATCCGCGTAAACAAATAAATTCGCGGCGGATAAGCGGCATCGGCAGCACGGCGGTCAACAAATAACAGGAGGTAGCCCCAGAGGTGATCCAAATGAAATTTGATTTCTCTCGGCCCATACATCCCATCGACGACGAAAAGAAAACCGAACTCATCTCCTTCCGGGCAGGAGGGCGATTCAAGGACGACCTGACGGCCATCGCCCGCGCGAAGGGGGTTGATCTGGCCGTCCTGATCCATGAATACGCCATTGCCGGATTCCTCGAAGACTACAAACGCATCGCCCTGTTCCAACTGAACGGCAAACGGACGGTCCGGGAGCTGTTGAGACAATGATAGCCATATTTTTTTGCTTGTCACGTATACATTTGTACACATTGAGTAGCGCAATGTATACATCATAATTACGAGTGTTTAGCGGGGCTTCACCATGCTGAAGAACTACGATCAAAGGCTGGCGGATCTGGAGAGGATGACCGGGGAAATTCACGAGATGTTGAAAGCCCTCTTGTCCCGGGAGGAGGGCAGAAGTGGATACGTCATCAGGCCATCCTATGCCGAGGCGATCCGAGAGGCAGCCAAGGGCAACACCAGGACCCTGGCGCTATTCAAACAGCGCGGCGGTGTTATTCCGGGCACGGATAGGCAGCATAGTGAAAATAATTAGGAGGAGCCCGACTATGAAAAAACTTAAAGAATACTTGACGGCTATGTTGATCCTCATCCTATTCCTAATCGTAGTAAGTGACGGCGATTATTTCCCTTGGGCCAACTTCGGTGCGCTATTTGTGTTGGCCGGAATTGTTGACGCGATAACATAGATCCCATTCCGCCGGGTCAGGGTTATGTTCGACCTCCGCCCTGGCCCGGACCTCACATCACAAGGAGATGCAATATGAGCTGGACTATAGTCGCCATTGCTTTTGCTCTCGTCACATTCGGCGTTTTCATAGGCATTTTGGTCGCGGCATTGTGCTCCGCAAGCAACGAGAACCATATAATCAGCGACCTGATGAGACAGATTCACGATTTGACGGCGGAGAAAGAGCGCCTGCGCTGCATGTTAGGCGAGACGGAGCAATGACATGGAGGATACCGCGGACTATCGGGCAGGAAAATATAGACGCATCGCTGTCACTATTGGCGACCTGGTGGATGCGAAAAACGAGGCCTACGGAGATTCGTTCCATGAAAGTCAAGACTTCCTCCGCCTGCTGTATCCTCGTGGCATCATGCCGGAGCAATATCGGGATATGTTGGCTATTGTCCGTATTTGGGACAAGTTGAAGCGCATAGCTACCCGGAAGGACGCTTTTGGCGAGAACCCCTGGCACGATGTGGCCGGCTACGCCATCCTCATGTGCGCCCTGGGCGACAATACGGGCGATGGAGACGACATCCCCAGCTTTGACGAATGGGAACGAACATGCCCGGAACGCGGTTTTACCGCCGCCGAGAATGACGATCACAGTAGAGCGCCAAAATGAGATGGATCATACCGCAATAAAGCGAGCGATCCACTTTTTGAGGAGGTAATCATGGAATCATTGCCAAGGCTAAAGAAAAAAGATGAGCTCCGCTATCGCAAGGGATCGACAAACAAATCATTCAACTGCGTCACCTGCCTGCACTTCGTGAAATACGAGGAACCGCCGCGAAGCCCGGAAGTAGTTCTTTCCCTGTACGGTCTCTGCAAGCTGTTCGGCGTCAAGGAGTCAATCCGCTATCGTGTGCGAAAAGACTATATGTGCGACGCCCATGTTTTCGATGAATCGAAATGCTGGTGGATGACCGCCGCCGCTGCGAGGAAGCTGTTGTCGGAGGAGGCGAAGCCTTGACGAATCCGCGTAACCCTTTCCAATGGGGCACCCAGGCGCACCGGCTGTATGAGCGTCTTACTTATGGTCCGATATGCAATATCGAGATTGTCAAGGAGCTGGCCATCCTGGGCTACAACAAGAAGATCGCCCAGATCCGCCGCGCCCTGGCCGGCACCGGCGTCACGGTGAAAACCAGACCACTTGACCATCGGCGAAACCTGATCGAATACCGCTTGGGCGTGGAGACGATCAATACTGTAGGAGGACCGCATGGAAGTATCAGTCAAGATTGAGGGGATAGAAAAGGCGTTTGAAAAATTCGACGCCAGAAAGGTTATTGCGGCGGGCTATAGCGCCATCAATAAGATGGCGTCACAGACCAGGACATACGCCTCCAGGCAAATCCGTGAGGAATTCAACGTCAAGGCCGGCACACTCAATCAGTTCCTCAAGGTATCAGTACGTGCAAATAGCTCAAATCTACAAGCCATCATTGAAGGGCGAGGCCTGGGGATGGCCCTCTCCTACTTCGCACCGAGGCAGACTGGGGTTCAAGTCAGCAAGAAGAAAGGTTTCCGTTATACTAAAAAGAACAAAACATCAGGTCTTAGGCGCGGCGGTACAGTTACAGCAGAGATCAGGCGAGGCAACCGTAAGGAAATCAAGAGCCAACCCAAACCATTCCTTACGATCCTGAAGTCGGGCCATATCGCAGTAATGCAGCGCACCAGCGATCAACGTATACCACTCAAGCAGTTGCTTGGACCAGGCGTAGGCGGTCTCTTTGGATCCAGGCTATTCATGCCGAGAATTACTGCGTTTGTAAATGAGAAATTCGCTCCCATCTTTAAGCATGAGCTTGAATGGCAGCTCAATAAATGATGAGATAGCAATACCGCGAGGAATAATGTCCCAATTAATTGGCTTTTACGATGACGGATACATTCAAGATCGCAAGGGACGTACCATATCACTCATACGCTTCAGAATCGTTACCCGCGAAGGGACACCAGAGGACCTCTTAGCCCACTGCTTACCGCCATACAAAGATGCCATAGTACAGAATCTTCAAAGATTGTTGTTACAAAAAGACCAGGATTTATTGGACAAACATGCTCATATCAGCGATTAGACAAGTGTTCATGGAGCTAATCCGTAAGTGATTGATATAATTAAAATAAAGCGACGCTTCAGAATGCCCTACAATCGACGATCGCATCAGGTCCCGTATGATCCTTCATCCTCAATAATGCAGATTGTTATTTATTTCATTCCAATCATAACCAAGGCGATTTCAATCCAGGGGAATAGTCCGTGCCTGTCCACCCCACACCCCATCAATGAGATGTCAAATCAAGTATCTACTGGTCTTCTAAACTTGCGGGTCCTTCCCGGTCTTGAAATGAGATACGGCTACCAAGGGCCCAATTTTCGCGTCCGGGTGAAATATAATTTTCATGAGACTTTGGGACTATGCACAATATGCTAATACTTTTTGAGGTCTCCAATGACTGACGAAACCATGATAGATCGCTCGGAAGAGGAGGCAGCAGGCGGCGCCAACCAGATGCAGCCGAATCTCACGGTGACCAATAGCACGGACGACATCCGCCGGCAAGTCCAAGAGCGAGTGGTCCGGGAAGCGGCGCAGGCCGCCGCGGCTACGGGTGCCGGATCGACGCCGGCAGGGAATGGCAAGCCGGAGATTACCAGCAAGTTCATCCGTGATTGCCTCGGCGCGAATGAGTTGGGAGATGCGATGATGTATGCCCACCTCTTTCGCGACAAGTTTGTTTTCTGCAAGAACTCCGAGGAATGGTACGAGTGGAACGGCGTCCACTGGCAGCGGGATGTCATGGGCCGGTCGCTGGTCGGTGTCGAGGAGGTGGTAGCGCACTACCTGGCAGAGTATTCCCGGGTCAGCGCGGAGATCAAGGAGATGCTCGCCGCCGGCGCGACAGACACGTCGATAATCAGCCAGAAGCAGAACCTGCAGGATGCTCTCCTCCGTCGCGCCTCTCAACTCCGGGGTGATCGCCGCCGTAATAACTGCCTCAAATTCGTCCACACCATCGAAAGACCGCTGGCCATCACCGGCGATGAATTCGACGCCAAGCCGATGCTGTTTCCCGTCGCCAATGGGGTCATCGATCTGGAGACAGGGAAATTGCTCGAAGGCCGCCCGAGCGACTACCTGACAAAAGCCAGCCCCGTGATGTGGCAAGGCATCGACACACCCTGCCCACTTTGGGAGAAGACGCTCCTGGAAATATTCGGCAACTTCGACAACAACGAAGAAATCGTGTCATATCTCCGCCGGCTATTCGGATATTCGATCACTGGGCTAATCATCGAGAAAGTCTTCCCCGTCCTCTATGGGAAGACCGGCTGGAACGGCCGCAGCCTTATCATGGAGACCATCCGCAAGGTCATGGGCGACTTTTGCGGATCCATCCCGGCGGAGATGTTGCTGTCCCAGCGGTTCGGCGCCAGCGCCACCGGTCCCCGGCCCGACATCATGGGCCTGAAAGGGATCCGCCTGGCGTTTGCGTCCGAGATCGATGAGGAGCAACGATTCTCCACCGGCCGCATTAAGAACCTTACCGGCAAGGATCAGCTTGTCGGGCGCAACCCTCATGATGTCCACCTGACCCGGTTTTATCCCACCCACAAGCTATTCCTTATGACCAACACGAAGCCGGACGCCTCCGCCAAAGACAAGGCCTTCTGGTACAGGATGCACCTGATACCCTTTGAAATATCGTTCGTCAATCGGGATCCTGTGGAATCATTTGAGCGACGGGCCATCATGGATCTGGACAAGCAAATTGAGGCCACGGAACTGCCGGGGATCTTGGCCTGGTTGGTGCGCGGCTGCTTGGAATGGCAACAGGACGGCCTCAACCCGCCTGCGAATATCAAGGAGGCAACGGAAAAATATCGACGCGGGCAGGATTTGATCGCCGATTTCCTGGAGGAATGCACCGAGAACGAAGAGATGGCCAGCGAGGGGAGCAGTCAATTATTTGCCAGGTTCACTGCCTGGTACATTGAGAACATCGGCAAGAAGGTACCCAGCGGGACGTGGTTCGGAAAACAGATGGGAGAGCGTTATAACAAGGTACGGATCAATGGCCGTTCTGTTTACCAGGGCATTCTGCTTAAACCAACCGAGGAAGAGTAATAGCATGTTTAGCCTGTCAAAAATCGTGAATTCTATTTTAAATATTGACCATACAAAACACAGGGGAAACGTGCATCCTTTCCAAAATGGAACCGGACGGCAAATTTTTGGTAGCAGGTTTGATGTTTTGGGCGTTTCTCGCCCAAAAGGGCCATGGTCATCTATGTGCGCAATATTCAACGAGGAAAGCAAGTGCAAGTTGTTTTGGTTTGCCGAAAAAGGAGGGTTGTAGCAAATCTGGCCTATAGGTAACGTGTACAACCTAAAACCAATCGTACACGTTACCTATAGGGCTATACATGCCACTACCTGCATTATAAAGACTTAAATAAAAATATTCTGTAAAGAAAATAAATAGATAGAAAGAAAAAGAGGGAACGTGGGAAAAACCGAAAATCTCAAACCTGCTACCAAATTCATCGGAGGGGATGGACGATGACAGATGATGCAATTAGGAAGGCAATCAAGGATTGGAAACAGCAATTGTCGGCGATGCTCGGATTGATGCTGAAGGAATATCGGGAAGGAAATCCCAACGATCCACGAAGCGACCGTGAAATCCTTCGTAGCATCATGGGTCATTATGTGAAGACCGATGTCATTAAAATGGATGAAAACGGCAAGTATGTATTCCCGAAATAACCCATGATTCATAAGCGCAGATGGTAATCGCATGAACACCCTGGATCTGGCGTCACGTAGAGTGGAGATGAAAAAGGTATCCAACACCAACTGCGGCGAATGGCAGGGGCCGTGTCCGGGTTGCGGCGGGAAGGATCGGTTCCATGTCTGGCCGAAGCAGAACGACGACAAGGGCGGCTATTGGTGCCGGCAATGCGGAAAACATGGAGACAATATTCAATTCCTCCGTGATTTTGAGGGGATGTCCTTCGTTGACGCCTGCAATTATCTCAATATCCCCCTGCCTGAGCGCGGGAATCCCTCCGCCGCGTCTCGGGGATCGGCGCCGGGCGGCGTGTCATCCTTTGGGAATGGAGGACCCGGGAGCGGGAGAAATCCCTCCCTTTCGCCTCCGCGCCCTGAATTCATCCCGAATGAGCACGCCGCCCCCGCCGATTTATGGCAGGAAAAGGCGATGAAGTTCGTCACCTGGGCACAGGGGAACCTCGCCAGGAATGACGACGCCCTCGCCTGGCTGTCCGCCCGCGGGATCAGCGCCGAGACGGCCGTCAATTTCCGCCTCGGCTGGAACCCCGGAGAAGAGGGAAAGGATATTTATCGCGCCCGGCAGTCCTGGGGACTCCCCGAGGTCCTCCGCGACGACGGCCGCCCGAAGGCCCTCTGGATCCCCCGCGGCCTGGTAATCCCGCACATTGTGGACGGCGTCATTTATCGCCTCCGCATCCGCCGCCCCGACGATTCCGGACCCCGCTATTATGTCATCCCCGGGTCGTCCATGTCCATCATGACCATCGAACCGAGTCGCAGGGCCTTCGTGATCGTAGAATCGGAGCTGGACGCCATAGCAATCGCCGCCGCCTGCCCTCTCGTCGGCGCCGTCGCCCTGGGCTCCGTGGCGGCCAAACCTGACGCCGACACGACCGCCACCCTCCGGGGCGCCGTCCAGATCCTCAACGCCCTCGATTATGACGCCGCCGGCGCGAAGGCCATGACCTGGTGGGCGGATCACTTCCCAAACTGCGAACGCTGGCCGGTCCCATCAGGAAAAGATCCCGGCGAGGCCGTTAAGTTGGGGATAGACCTGGATACATGGATTAAAGCAGGGTTGCCGCCGGTGCTGACCATCGGAAAGACGGTGGCGAAGGATAGGGATGTGACAAACGGAGTGGCAAACAAAGGATTAGATAGGGAAACAGCGGCAAAAAGCGGCAAAGATCAGGAAAAACAAGCACAAGACGCGGTTAAAATGTCGGAAAACAGGCGAAAAGCGGAGGATTTGCGGGCGAAAGAGGCGGAAATAATCGAGAAAATGGGCCTCTCGCCCCTGATTTTGGAGCTGCGGGATCTGCTACGGAACAATCCACGGGTAAAAATCATCAATACTGCCGACCGATATACCGTGCTGAAAGATGGAAAATACGTCGGCGGGCGAATAAATCACCTTGTTTTCCGCGAGGAGGCGACCAGGGATTATCTGATAAGCCACCCCTGCGGCGAGATAGACGCAAGAAACCTGATCATCATGGGCGAAAAGGCAATTTCGGAGCTCCGACATTCGGGGTAGGAGGGAAGATAATGACAATAAATGACACTATAGACTTGATTATGCATGAACTAAGGATGGCGGAAAAGAAGCATCCCGGCTGGCCGGACGATCCCATCCATGGTGTGGCGATTATGATTGAGGAAGCAGGCGAGGCAATGCAAGCCGCCTTGGATCTCCATTACCGAAACGCCCCCGTCGCCGATTTGCGCAAGGAACTTGCCCAGACTGGGGCTATGGCAATCAGGGCGCTGTTAAATTTATGAAAGGACAAAAAAAGATGAATAACGTGAACATGATGCAAAAGCTGACGACCATAGACATGGCCATCGACGCTGCCCTCCGCAACATCCCTCCCGAGCGGGAACCGGGCGGCGTCATCGTGCAGGTGCGCGAATGTCTAACCGAAGCGCAAGACGCCTGCCGGGAAATCCTCGGCGAGGCCGCCCGCAAGCAGGAACAGATCCTTGCCGCCATCGCCGCCATGGGCAAAGGCAAGGCGCGGGCAACCCCTACGCCGGTGCGCCGGCGGCGGAGGAAGGCACCGCCACGATTACGGTAATAATGGCTAAACAACAGATATTTCCGATTATATGACCAAGGGTTGTCGGCGCACAGACACCGGGGGGGTACGACGGTATGAAGAAAAAGAGTAACGCGACAACAATCTTGATTCCGGATCCGCTCAGACAGAATCATCAGCAACAAACTTGCGGAACTGACAGGCGGCGGAAGCGGCTATGACTGCCTTTATCGAGGGACTGGATCGCCGCGCTGCTGCGGATGCCGAACAGTTTAGCACCTTGGCCGAAGTACTGGATTATTTGCAGGCCACCGGCTGGAGAGCCACGAAAGCCACGCTTTACCGCCACAAGGATGAAGGCAAGATTTTGCCCCGGCACGATGGATCTTATCATCGCCGGGACGTAGAAAAATATGCCCGGACCTTTTTGAAGCAACAGGCCACAGGCAAGCGCATCCAGGAGCGTGTCGACGAATTGCAGCGCAAGAAATTGGAAAAGGAACTGCAAAGCCTGGATCTGGAAATATCCCGCAAGACATTCGCCCTGGAGCGGGAGCAAGAGAGATATATCCCCAAGGGGTTGATGGACATCGAGCTCGCCGGCCGTGCGGGCATCCTGGAGGCGGGCCTCAAGTATTGGATTCAGTTCCACGCTGCCGATTGGATACGCCTCTCCGAAGGGAACATCAAGAAGGTCGGCGAACTGATCCAGTTTATGAACCACGGCATTGACGAGCACATAAATGAATATGCCAGCGTCCGCGAATACCGGGTGATCTTTGATGACGACGAGCCGCGTTTCGATACGGAAACTGGCGATGAAGGAGAGCCTTAATGATCCCCACCATCCGCGTATCCCGCAACTCTACCCCGTGGCTGCCTCCAAGTCTACGCGCCCCTGCTTCGGTCGGACGGATTGTCTGTAATATTTGCCTCTCCGACGCAGAGGTGAAGATCTTCCGCAAGGGCAAAAAGATCCCTGTTTCGGTCTGGTGTGAGCGTTATCGTTATGTCACCATGTCCGTTCTTCCTGGAAAATGGAAAAATGAGATTACCCCATACCTGGCCGGCATTATGGACGCCTCGTATTTCCCGTCCGTCCAGACCGTCATCCTCTGCGCCGCCCCCCAGGTGGGCAAGACCGAAGCCGTCCTTAACTGCCTGGGCTATGCCATTGACCGCGATCCCGGCCCCGCCCTCTGCATCTATCCCGACGAGCTGACGGCCCGCGAGAACAGTCAGGACCGCATTCAGCCCATGATCAAGGCGAGCCCCCGCCTGCGCACCTATCTGACCGGTCTCGATGACGACAGCTCCATGCTCCGCATCAGCCTTCAGCACATGCCTATTTATATGGCCTGGGCGCGATCGGCGGCCCGCCTGGCGAACAAGCCGATTCGATACGTGATATTCGACGAGGTGGACAAGTACCCCGAGACCGCGGGCAAGCGCGAGGCAGACCCCATCTCCCTGGGCCAGTCCCGGACCATCACGTACCGCCACAACCGCAAGATCTGGAAGATCTCCACGCCCACCACGGAATCCGGCAACATCTGGCAGGCCCTCACCACCGAGGCCCAGATGATCTTCGACTATTGGGTGACGTGCCCGGCCTGCGGCCACCACCACCGCATGGCCTTTTCCTCCATCCGCTGGCGGCACCAGGAGATCCCCGGCGAGGACGGCAAATGCCACAGCGAGGACCCGGAGACCATCGAGGCGGAAAAGCTCGCCTGGTATATCTGCCCGTCCTGCGAGGCCCGATGGAACGACTACGACCGGGATCTGGCCGTCCGCCGGGGGCAATGGCGCGCCCGCCCCCCGGAAGCCCCCCCTGGACATGCCCCCGATCCGGACGCCACCCCGGCGCCGGATCCGCCTCCGCCCCTGTCCCTGGCGGAGTACCTCAAGGCCCACCGCCCCGTGAAGATCGGCTTCCATCTGCCGAGCTGGCTCTCTCCCTTCGTGTCCTTCGCGGAGATCGCCGCGTCCTTCCTCCGGGGTCAGTCTGACCTGAACAAGTTCAAGGACTTTTACAACAAGCACCTCGCCGAGCCGTGGAAGCAGATTGTCGTCTCGAAGGATGAAGAACAGATCCTGGCGGCCCGGTGCGACCTGCCCGCGCAGACCGTCCCGGAGGCCGCCGTCGCCCTGACCGTCGGCGTTGATGTCCAGTTGTCGGGATTTTGGTTCGTGGTCCGGGCCTGGGCGCCGGACCTGACGAACTGGCTGATCCATTATGGCTTCCTGGCGACCTGGGAGGACGTGGAAAAGTTGATATTTGAAGCCTCCTATCCCGTGGGTGATACGGGGCGCACCATGCGGATCTTCCGGGCGGCCGTGGACACCGGCGGCGGCAAGAAGTACGAGGACATGACCATGACGGAGGAGACCTATTTCTGGCTGCTGAAGAACCGGGGACGCGGCGGTGTGGCCCTCTGGGGGACGAAGGGCGCAAGCTCCGCCATGCCGGGAATGCTCTCCCTGGGAAACGCCATCATGTCCACCCCGGCGGGGAAGAAGCTGCCGGCGGCGCTGCGCATCCTCTCCGTGGACACGGCCAAGGCCAAGGACCAGTTCCACTACCGCCTCCAGTTGGCCGGCATGGAGGAAAGCCGCGGCCTCCCCGGCGCCGCCTTTCTCCATGCCGGCACCGGCACGGACTATGCGGCCCAGATTCTGGCCGAGGAGAAACGGGTGAACGAACGGGGCGGTGAGGAATGGATCAACGTCCACCAGCGGGCAAATCACCTGCTTGACGCCGAGATCCTCGCGGCGGCGTGCGTGGAGATGGAATTCCCGGGTGGAGGGCTGAGGTTGGTGGCGGCGGCGCAGAACCGGCGTCCCGGAGGAGCTGCGGCGGCAGTACCGGGATCCGCGCCCAGGACGGGCCGCCGGGTGATCAGCAAGGGGGTGGAGATATAGATGACAGCCGCGAATACCGCAGGATGCAACAAGGTGATATGGACGTCGAAGTGCATCGCCGCTCACCTGGGAGTATCGCAAGCCAAGTTTT